ATGTGCGGTATAGCAGGTAGTAAAGATAAAGATACAGCTTTTAGTCTATACAAAGATAATCTTGCAAGAGGTTATTATAGCTCAGGTGCGTTAGTATTAGACTCTAACAGTCAGTACCGAGTTCAAAAGACTGAAGGTATCTTTAATAAACCTGTAGATTGTTTTAACCCGCCGGGTATAGATACTCATAACCATTACTTTTTATATCATTCCCGTGGCCCTACTGTTGAAACGAAGACATTTGAAGCAATTAACAATCACCCATTCACTTATGGTGACTGGATAGTTGCTCATAACGGTATTATTAGTAATTTTGAGAGCTTATGCAGAGAGTATTTTCCTGACGAAGATTTTACCGGTAGAACTGATAGCTGTATTATACCTCGTGTATTAGAAGTTAAAAAACAAGTATCAGAAGCTATGGAAGTACTCAAAGGTACATTTGCTATATGGGCTTTTAATAGTAAGACTAATAAAACTTATTTGGCTAGAAGTGCGAGTACTTTGTTTGCAAATCCAGCTTCTGGATCTTTTTCATCTACTGAATTCCAAGATAGTGAGTCTTTAAATGAGGGAATTGTATATGAAATACAAGATTGCAAATGTATAGTACCTGCCGGAAGATTCAAGCATAAGTCTCCATACTTTGTATTCTAAATATAATGTATGCCTGCAAAAAAAACACCCGAAAGAAATACTGCTATAGACTATATTAATAGAGATATAGTCAACGTAAAAGAAGATCTTGCTAATATTAGTAAAATTGTACGAGACGGTAATGGACATCCTAGTTTAATGCAACAAGTTGCAACTCTTAATAATGATATAATGCATTTAAGGGCTGATATGGATAGTCGTTTTAACGAAACACGAGACTTGATGGAAGTGTACCATAATGAAATATACACTACTGTGAATAAATGCGATGCAAAACACCAAAAACAGCAAGGCTTACATTGGCATATGCAAACAGCTATTTGGGTTGCATTGATAAGCAGCGTTACAGATCTGTTAATTCATTTTTTCGGTAAATAGTAGTAGATTTATTTCTATAAACTATTATACTGTAAGCACTATATGAAAGGCTTACAGTTAAATACAGAAGAAAAACAACTCTTAGTAGAATCGTTATTGTTCACTGCAAGTTGTGATATATGTTCCGATCACACACCTGTGCACCGTAAACGTATGCTTGAATTAGCAGAAAGAATTAACGATAAAAACATGAAACTGTATAATATCTTTATATATGAAACAGGTATCAGTGATGATTTTACTGTAGAAGAGCTTGTAAACAAGATACCTAATATACCGAGACAAACAGTTATTAAAGACTAATGAATGTTTATTTAAGTTTCTGTTCTACAGCCTCTTCTTTTGAGGATCTTAAGAAAAGAAGTAAGTTTGTTATCGCTAACAGCGAAGAGTTAGATAAAGTCACGACGGTAAGCGGTGCATTTAATAATAAAACCGCTATTGCTAAAGTATACAACTCTTTTATCAACACCTATAAAGATGAAGATTGTATACTTGTATTAGCACATGATGATATACTAATCACTGACGATGATTGGATAGAAAAACTGCATCAAGCTTTAACAAAATATGATGTTATAGGCTTAGCAGGTGGTTCAGAAGCAAAGCTTACGACGCCTGCACTTTGGCATATTATGTGCCCTAAAGAAACACATAGAGGGGATGTTTACCATACTCAAGATATAAACAGAAATAGTGTTTTTAAGACTCATTTTGGAAAAAACGGCAGAGTGCTTATGTTGGACGGGCTATTTTTAGCATTTAACCCTAAAAAAATATATGAAGCTGGTGTTAGTTTCGATGAGACATGTCCAGCTAAGTTTCATTTTTATGATATTGATTTTAGCTTGCAATGTAATAAAGCTAAATTAAAACTCGGTACTACTAATATTAATGTCGTACATACTTCACCGGGCTTGAGATCTTTTACTAATGAATTTAATATCGGACAAGACTGGTTTTTAAATAAGGCAAGGACTGGAAAATATTAAAATACATTTTATAATACTATTATGATTATCAAAGACCAAACTATCTATAACGGCGATTTTATTCACAAGCGTTTTGCTTATAAGTATTTCAGAGATAAGACTCTGGCTGTGGGTAATATTGTTAGCTACGTAGCTCCTGTAGAAGTTACATTAAACCTTATTGATTTAGAAGATTCTCTAGAAAAAGACTACATCTATAGTGATTCTATGATTAACTTCTGCTGGGAGATACCTAATCTAGATCCTTTCGGTGCAGTATGTTTTCAGCGCTTGTTTAATACAGCGATTGCTAATACTCTACACACTTATATTAAGAAACCTATTGAAATGAAAGGTGATGACTTAATTGTACACGCTGAACATAATCAAGGTGGTATAGTACAACAAAAAGGTAAAGCTTCTGTTAGTATTACATACTCTAAAGATAATGTAGCTATTGGACATACAGGTATTAATATTAGTGCTGGTAAAAAAGCTCCTGCTTTTGCATTTAGTACTAATCTTTCACCTGCTGATGCAGAAAAGTTCCAATTACAAGTACATCAACAGTTTTATCAAATGGTAGATAACATTTTTGTTGCTACTGCTAAAGTAATTGTTTAATGTTTGATTATATCAATAAGATTCTTTATAAAGGTAAGGAATCTGATATTAGCAATATCAACGAGGATAAGGAATTTCAACCGTTCCTTATCCAGCGTTGGTGTTCTATGCATTCTGCTCCAGTAGCACAAATAGTTAACGATACAACCAACAGGTATTGGAAGAATTTAGAGTCTAATAAAGACTGGTACGTAACGTTAAAGACTATTTTACCTGCTTGTAAGTTTAAACGTATAAGCTATATTAAGAAAGCTAAGAAAGATGCTAGTAACAAAAGTACCGCGACCTTACAAAAGATTGCAAACAACCTTGAAATCTCAGAGAGAGAGGTAAGTCTCTATATAGAGCAATTTAATTTAAAATTACCAAATGAAGAAAAATCTACAACATAAACTAGAGAGAGATTTAAAGCATTTAAGCGCTGAGGACCGTAATCAAGCGCTTAAGGCAAACGAAGATATTGAAACAGACAACGTTAAAGGTCTTGTTCAGCTTGACAATTACGCAGGTTCTGATATTAATCTTAGTGATTGGAAGCTAGAATCACTCTTAGATGATATTATGATGTGCCAGTTTGCAGATTGTAATGAGGATAACACTCAAATTATGAGAGATGGTATATTTGTACCTGTTAATATGGTGCAGTCTGCTTGGCGTGTAGCTAAAGTCATCATTGCCGGTCCTCGATGCAAAACTAAGGTAGGAGAACACGTAATATTTCCAAGTAACTTTGGCATTAAGTGTGCAAAGATGAACGGATTAAAGAACATTGTGTTTCTCAATGAAGAACGTATTTTTGGCAGAGCAGTACCTGCTAAGTAATATGAATGTCTCCAGGTACCCTAGTACAAATACTCAATACTAACGTTGTAGAACTTAGATTCAATAGACGTAGACCTCTACCTGGAAACGAATTTAGAAGAATGCTTGCAACTAACGATACTAATCTACTTAATAGTACCCCGGGTCGTTTGGCTTTGAATTTTCACGGTGCACCTAACAGCTTAGATTTTAGTCCTGTTGAAAAAGGCCTTGTAATGACCTGGGATATTTTTATGCAAGATTTCAGGTTAATTCCTGCAGAAAGTGTAGAGATAGTTAGCGCAATTAATACTAACCCCCCAGATAAGTTTTGGGAATATTTCAATAAAGTACTGTCAAAAATGACAGAATCTGAAAAAGTACAGTTCATGCACACATGACAGAAAAAATAGACACTTTACTCAAACCTCTCCTGCAAAAAGAGGTAACATTTAGTTTTAAACATAAAACATACAAGAGTGGCAGATTACTAATATACAAGTTATCTGGCAACTATCTGTCTTTTATCTTAGTTAATGATAAAAAACGCGAAACCTTTGAGATTCCGTTTCCATACTCTGCAGAAGAAGAAAAGGGTAAGGTAAGCTTTGACTATAGATTAGAAACTTTAGCAGAAAACGACTTTAATTTGCTTTTAACTCTAAAAGGAGTTACAAAAGTCAAAAATAGTCGGTTTTATGATAGTGTTTTGACGATTTCGAGCTTGTAATACGTTAAAGTACAAGTATAATAACGTATACATTTATTAATGAAACTCGAAAAACCTTTACTGGACTACTTTCCGCCTGGATTTGAACCTAGAGAGCATCAAATCGCTGGACTAAACCAGATCCAGGAAGCAATCAATTCAGGTACAAAGTTTATTATTGTACAAGCACCTACTGGTTCAGGTAAGTCGTTTTTTAGTAAAACACTTGCTAATACTACTAATGAAGCTCATTCAGATTATGCAAAATTAGTGTATAGTTATAGTGCTTATGATAAAGATTTTGAAGGTGCGTTTAATAGGTTTGAACCTCATGGTGCCTTTGCTTTAACTACAACAAAAGCTTTACAAGATCAGTACGGTAAGTTGTTTGAAGATGGTGTAATATTTAAAGGTAAGACTAACTATCAGTGTGAAGTTGATGATAGTTTTACTGTGGATCAGGCACCTTGTGTAATTGCACAAAATCTTAAGAAAAAGTGTTGGAGCGATTGTATATGTCCATATTATGAGACTCGTAATAAAGCACTAGTTAACAAGTTTACGGTGTTAAATTACGCTTCATTCTTTAACTTACCTAATTATCTTAAAAAACGTCAAATTATTGTTTGTGATGAGTGTTCAGAACTAGAAGACGAAATAGTAAAAAACTTTTCTGCTACTGTTAATTATAAACAGATGGCTTATCTCGATGTAAAAATTGAGAAACTTAAGTCTGAATCGACTACAGAAGTAGTAGGGTGGTTGACAGATGTATGTTCTGTGTTAGAAGAAGCAATTGGTTCGTTTTCTAATCGTTCTAGGTTTGAAAAAAATAAAATAGAATTAGCAAAACAACAGCAACGCAAAGAAATATACGACTCTATAGTGCATACAGTTAATCATTGGGAAGATGCACAATATATTGTTGAAAAAAATGCAGAAAAAGTGGTAGTAATGCCACTAAAAATTGACAAACTTACACACTGTTTATTTGATTATGCTGAAGTTGTAGTGTTAATGAGTGCTACTATTGTAGATCGTGATATTTTTGCAAAAAGTTTAGGTATTACAGACTACAAATACATAGATTTACAGTCAACTTTTGACCCGAAAAAGAGCCCTATTTATATTCATAATAAATACCCGTTGAATAAGCAGGTAATTAGTAAGAATTTACCTAAAGTTATCGATATTATTAAGCAAATAGCTGAGCATCACAAAGATGAAAAGGGTATTATACATACTCATTCGTTTAATATTACACAAGCTTTACAAAACAAACTAAACGGTAAACGGTTTTTATACAGAGAAGAGGGAACTACAAATGAATCTATAGTGAGAGAGCATTTTTTACGGTCAGACCCCACTGTTTTAATTAGTCCTTCTCTTACTATGGGGTTAGATTTAAAAGGAGATTTTGGTAAATGGCAAATTATTATAAAAATGCCGTATATGTCTTTGGAGAGTAAGCGAATTAACTTACTTAAAGAGAAAGACGAACATTGGTACACAATGAAAATGTTTATTAGTTTAATCCAAGCTGCAGGTAGATGCACTCGAACTAAAGAAGATACTAGTGTTACATATATCCTGGATGGATCTGCAGGAACAGTTATTAAAAGAAATACAAATATTTTGCCAGGGCACTTTTTAAATAGGATTATGTAAGTATACCTGTGCAGGCATACAACTATCACTGGGAAATAAAGGATTTATTAACGCAGTTCTTACAAGCTTTTGACGGAGCTATTGTAAGACGGTACGATAATAACCGGAACCCAGGGTCAGCCGTGTCAGTTCGTTATGTTTACTCTCCAAAACAGAGAGTCTTAAATGATTTAGTTAATAAAGCTCAGACAATAACGATTCCTGCGGTAGCATTTAGCATAGGTTCAATCTCTCGTGATGTTAATAGAGTCTTTAATAAATTAGGAGGCTACTATTATAACATTAATTCTACCGATGTTGCTAGTACGCATGCTTTACAGCCAGTGCCTGTCAATGTAGTTGTTAATATTAGTATTTTAACACGCTTCCAGACAGATATGGATCAAATTCTTAGTAATTTCGTTCCATGGAGTGATCCTTATTTTGTTATTTCTTGGACAAATGATGCAATGCCAGGGACGGAGATAAGAACAGAAGTATTATGGGATGGTAACCTAAAAATGGGATACCCAATAGATGTAAATAATAATCAACCTACCCAAATTACCTGTGATACTACATTTACAATAAAAGGATGGTTGTTTAAGTCAGATGCAGGTGCAGCGGGCAGGATTTTTAAGATTAATAACAACTTTTACGCAACTAATGACACACCTGCAAACGAAGCTGATTACGGTTCTATATACGATACCATTAATGCATTAAACGGTACAACATATAATGAAACCGTTACAGTTTCAGCGCGTCCATTAATAAAATATACTGACCGGTGGTTAACTCCTGCACAGCTTTCTGGTACGTGTACGTTGTTAGGAGATATGTTTGATTACACCAACGCAGTGTATGTAAGCGGTTCAGTACCTGATGCATTTTTAGGAACTAACAGCACTGTAGTTTTAGATGATTTCGTTAACACTCCTTCATTATCTGCAAAATACCCTGCTTTATCTGGGCTATTACCAGCATTAAGTTACAGCATAATTAACAATAATAAGTTAGTCGTTAACTATCAAGCTCCAAGCTTAAGTGCTGGTACAACGTATTTTGATATTATAGTAGTAAATCCGGCTGGATATTCTATTTTATCTCATGATACATATAATCCGGGCATGCCAGTACAACAACCGTACGCACATTATGGTATATATGTAGCTGTGGTAAACCCAACAGAGATAGATTGGTATGAGTCTACATTTACTTGGGGTGGTAATACGTATACTTGGTTAACAGTATAAATATTATAACATGGCTAATATTACCGTCATACCCGCTACACAAACTCTTAGTAATAGTTTACCTATTATTAATAGTAACTTCAGTAATTTAAACACTGCAGTTGCACAAGTTAGTGCATTGGCTGGTAGTATACCTACTGGGCTGTCAGGCTATAGTGGTATTGTAATACTACAACCCACAGATCAAGTACAAACAAGTAGAGTAACTCTTAATAATAATTTTACTTCATTAAACGCTGCTGTTGTACAAATGAGTGCCGGTTTAGGAGCAGCTTTACTAGGTTCAGGTTACTCAGGTTATAGCGGTTTAACTGGACCTCAAGGTAGCTCTGGTGCTGGTTATTCTGGTTTTAGCGGTTACTCTAGTACAAGCGGTTATTCCGGTATTTCAGGCTATTCTAGTATTTCAGGCTATTCGGGTAAATCAGGCTACAGCGGGTATTCCGGTCCTACTGGTGCACAAGGCGCTACCGGTACAGGGGTGTCAGGTTATACCGGTATTTCTGGTTACACTGGTATATCTGGTTATTCAGGTACTGGTATAAGTGGTTATTCTGGTTTTATAGGTATATCAGGGTACACTGGTATAAGTGGTTACACTGGTATAAGTGGGTATTCAGGGTTTACAGGCATATCAGGTTACACTGGTATAAGTGGTTACTCTGGCGCTGGTACTACATATAATCAAAGTTTAAACACTACTAATAACGTAACATTTCAAAGTGTATCTGCTGTTAGTGTTTCTGCGGTTAGTTTTTATTTAAACGGTGTAGCACTATCAGCAACTGGTGGCGGTGGGGGTGGGGCTTCTGGCTACTCTGGCTTTACTGGTATTAGCGGGTATTCAGGCTATACAGGTATTTCAGGTTATACTGGTATTTCAGGTTACACTGGTATTAGTGGTTATAGTGGTTTTTCAGGCCTTAATGCAATCGCCACAGGTGCGACGTTAAGCGGTGCATTGGTATTAGGTACTACTGGTTACGGTCTTATATCTGCAATTAATTCTTTAACATTACAAGTTTCTGCAGTAAGTGGTAATATAATTTTAACACCAGGACCGTCAGGGGTGATTAACGTAGGAACCTTATCTGCCGCTGGTGGTATATATGCTAATAACACTTTAGGTACGTCAGGTTATGTATTAACTACAACAGGTAACGGCATACAATGGGTATCAACTAGTAGTGTTGCTGGTACCTCAGGATATTCAGGCTACTCTGGTATTAGCGGCTACTCAGGATACACCGGTATATCAGGTTATACGGGTATT